GAGCTCTTCGTCATCGTTATCTTGCGGCTGGTCAGAAGTCTCTTCCTCCTCGACCTCAATCGAGATGTCTTCGTCCATTTCGGTTGCGCGTTGGTTCATGGTCATACCCTCAAATGTGCTGGATGTCGTCGGGATCGGCAATCTTGGCGATCACTTCGTCATCGTTGATGATCCGCACTTCGCCGCCGTCGATGCGGAAGCGAGAGCCCGCGTAGCGGCCAATGCAGACCCACTCGCCTTCGGCGCACCACGGCTCTGGGTTGTCACCGAATTTGTTGGGGTCGCCATACGCCAACGGACCCATACGCAAGACATAGGCCACGACGGTTGCGAGAGCTTCGCGTTCACGCACCTGATCGGGGAGGATCAAGCCGCCGTCAGTTTTTGTCTTGCCTTGATACGGCATGACCAGAATGCGCCACCCAGTGGGTTGAGGGAGGCGGTCGAGAAGCGATTTCTCCAGAAGAGAGGGGTCCAGAACACGGTTGTTCGGCTCAACATAAGCCTTGCCAACACCCGCTTCCGCCTGCGTCTGAGCCTTTTTGGCAGCGATACGCTGCGCGATATGGTCAGGAACGTAGAGTGTCTTCGACATCGTCGTCAGATTTCTCCAGCAGGGATTTCAATGTTTCTCGCGCGTAGTCGAGTCCCTGTATCTCTCCCACGACCTGCCGATACTGCTCAAGGCTCGTAGCGGCACCGAGAACGAGCTGATCCGCAAGAGTTTCGCGGCGCTCGTCGATTTGCTTATACAAAGCTTTTGCAAAAACAACAACGTTCATGTTCACTGCCCCTGCAAAGTGCTCTTCATCATGGTTTGTCCGATATTCGCAGCGATGCGCTCACGGGCCACCTGTACGCGGTCGTCGGAGATTTGCTCTTGGACCTCCATGCGGGCCGCGTCAGAAACGGCCCGCTGCTCAAGCTTTCGATCCTCAAGGGCGAGTTTCGCCTGATCGACCTCAGAGCGGTTCGTGACCTCTTTATCCTTGATTGCCAGTTCCTGCATACGGATTGCGACGAGGGGGTCGTTGCCCTGATTTGGAGAGGGCGGCGACAGGCGGGGGACGATTTCCGCGATCAACTGCGCCTGAATGGAAGCCTTGCGGGCGTCGATCTGCTCGGGGGTTGGCATCTGAGGCTGAATCGTTGTCGGGATGGCCATAAGCTGAGCCATTGCCTGATCAACAGGGAGTTGCCCAGACTGCGCGGCCATGCCGATCTGACCGCCGAGGTCTGCACCCTGCTTCTGATAGGCAGCCATGGCTTCCTGCTGTAGCTGCTCCTCGGCCATCTTCTGAGACTTGAAGGAGACGTGCTGGAAGACGTGTCCTGCAATCGCCCCCACAAGCATGGGGTTCAGCGCGACAAGTCCCATCTGGACGAGCGCAAGGTGGGCCTCAATATGAGAGTCGTGGTCCTGATCAGGGAAAGCCTGCGCGGGCTGTCCTGAAAGAAGAGCCCCGCTTTCAAGGGCAGGGTCTTGCGGCTGCGGCTGCGGAGGCGGCGGCATGATTTGGTCGATGTTCTCGACCCCCAGCGCCTGATACATGCGCCGATAGGCTTCGCGCAGATTGTGGAGTTCGGGGGCGGCCTGAGCCAGCTGCAGTTCCGACTGGGCCAGCGTCACGCGCTGCGACATCGAGAAGATGTTCGGGTCCGAGACCGGGATCACGTCTACCCGATCATCAAAGTCGGACTGCATGATCTCGGCCGACGCCCCGGCAACGGCATAGGGGTAGACCTGAGGCAGGTTCTCGGCAATGACGCGGGCCAGCAGGCGGAACTCGGCCTTCTGGGCGTAGTGCAGCCGCTTATGGATGGCCGACATGACCTTCATGCCGCGCTCAAGCAGGGCAACCGTGGTCCCGACCGGGGCCTCGTTGTTGACGTTGCTCAGCTGCTCGTCAGCAAGGGCGATAAACCGACGACCGTCAGCAACCAACGAACCTAGGAGCTGTGCAAGGGTGGCCGACGGCTCTTTGTAGGGCAGCGGGACCAGAGCATTGCGGAGGTCCATGCCGGGCGCGTCGATTTCGCGCCATTCGCCGGGTTGGATCGGGCTGTCGTTGTCCCGGACACGGATGCCCTTGGCCTTGAAGCCCGCAGGCAGGTTGGCAAGGGTGCCTGCGTCGATGAGCTGGCGCAGGATGGACGTGGCCGAGCGGCCGAGGCCGCCGATCATGTGGATGATGCCGAAGCCGTAGAAGCCAAGGCCGGGCATGAACTTGTAGTGGACAAAGTACTGACGCTTGCGCTTCAGCGGGTCCATCTCGCTGTAGTTCCGCTGAACAGACAGAACCTTGTTGGACGCCTTGTCCACGGTCACGATGTAGGGGAGCCGCAAACCTGTTGGGTTTCCGTCCGGACCGATGTCCTCGAACCCTTCGATCTCAAGCTCTGCGTGGAACTCCAGCAAGGTGCGAATGTCGTCGGAGAAGCTCTTCGAGCGACCGTCGATGTCGTCCACCTTTTCCTTGACGATGTCCGTAGCGTCGGTGGTGCTGTCCCCGCCAAGGTCGATGTCTCGGTAGACGCCGGAGAGCTGCATCCGGCGCATGTCGTTGCCCTGCATCTTGAGCACATGTGTGGCGCGGGGCGTCGTTTCCAGATCGACAGCCGAATACGGCACGACCAAGTCCTGAGCGGGCACGAACTCCGAGACCTCGCGGCCGCGGACAGGGTCAAAGTAGACCTTTTTGAAGGTCGAGCCAGACAGGGGTAAATAGAACAGCATCTGGTCCATGCCCGGGTCGTACTCGGTCATGACCTCCATGATGCGGTAGTTCATGAAGTTCTTGACGCGCCCGGCCTGCGCCTCAACTTCGGGGCTCTTGGCCCCAATGATCTGGGTCTTTACCGGACCGTGTGCAGGCAAAAGCTCCTTGTACGCCTGAGCTTGGAACTGGGTCACAGACTCCGAGATGAGCGGATGGGTGACGCCAGATGCGCCGTCAAACGGCTCGGAGCGCTCTTCGTACTTGATGCCCAACAGATCGAGGCCCTTGGCGTAGGCTTCTTCCCACTCCTGACGGGACTGGAGGTCGTCCTCGTAGGCGGCGTTGAGTTCGCTTGCGATTTCGCGAAGCACCGACTCATCGAGGAATTCGGCAAGGTTTGCGCCGTGTTCGAGTGCGGCAGCGTCAATGCCGTCCACTGGATCGTCTTCAAGGAGCGCTTGAATCGTGACTCCGCCGTCGGCATTTTGGATGACCTCGGCACCGCCCGGGAACTCCATCGGAGCATCAACCGGAATCTCGACGCCGGAAGTGAGGTCGTCGGCCAAGACGGCTCTGTCAACGATTGCCATCAGTAGTACTCCCGTTTCTTGCGGTACTGGGGCTCAGAGGAATCCTCCTCCCCGTTCAGAGTGACAAATCCGCCCTGCCTGAATCGCATAAGGGCCAACGTCATGCTATCACAAAAGTCATCGTGGTCGCCAGATGGGAATGAGGTCACCTCTTCGATGACGTCCTCAGCGAAGGACTTCTCCATGGGTGCCCAGACACGCCCGGCCTCGAAGAGCGGCGCAACCAAGTGCATGCGGGTGTTCTTGTCAAAGCCGCCCTTGCCTCGGCGGCCGGGGCTGAAGGTCAGCGCGGAGATGCCTCTGGCCCGGAACTCGTCCACCAGCGGCTGGCCCGTGGCTTTGGCTTCCACCAAGACCATGTCCGGCTCCCAATATTCGTGTTCCTCCCACGCGACCTCTTTTAGCTCGGGGAAAGACCACCGCCCGCGCTTGGCATCGAGCAAAATGAGCGCGTCAGGCTCCCCTTCGACGGGCGTAAACACGCCCCACGTCGTGATGGCGGAGTAGTCGGCCGTTTCCTTCTTCGAAAACGCCGTATCGTAGGCCTGCATGACATAGGACAGGTTCGGAACCTTCTCTTTGTCCCAGTTTTTCCACCAATCCTTGCGGATGATGGCGGATTCCGACGAGGTGGGCTGCTGTTGCCACTGCGCGGACCATTTTGGCAGCGGAAGAGCCGCCTTGACGCGCAAAAGTTCGTCTTTTTTCCAAAATTCGGGCCACAGAGGGGTCCCGGAAGGCAAAATGGCCGGAAATTCGACCACTTCCCACTGATCGGCCAGCACATCGTTGCCCTGAGCGGCCAAAAGACGGCCCGTAAGGTCCTTTTTACC